AAGCAATCTACGATAACAAGTATACGGAAGATGAATATAACGCTTTCTATGAAGGAACGATTGAAGGGATTGCGATTGCGCTATCGGAAACTTTTTCAAGAGCTCTCCTTACAAGAAATAACTTAGAAAATGGAGAGCAAATTATCTTTTATTCCGAGCGTCTACAATACGCATCGTGGAACACCAAAGTAAGTGCGATTGAGAAATTAATGGGGCTAGGAATATTATCACTTAATGAATCAAGAAGTTTATTAGGCTTAGAGCCTATTGAAGGTGGCGACAAGCGTCTCCAGTCATTAAATTATGTTGACGCGGATAGCGCTAATAAATACCAAGTAGGCGAAGAGCCTAAGGAGGAAGAAGATGATAAAGAATAAAGAAGTGCGATTTCTAAATATTGAAACAAGAAATGAAGATGAAAAAGAAAGCATGGTTATTGAAGGTTACGCAATTGTCTTTAACCAGGAAACTTTAATTGGTGATGCAGAATATGGTTTTATTGAAATCATCGACAAAAACGCACTAAATGGCGCAAATTTAAAAGATGTGCCACTTAAATATAACCATACTGATAACCGCCTAATCTTAGCTCGTACTCGTAACGGTTCACTTACCTTTACGATTGATGATTATGGCTTAAAAATTAGAGCGGATTTAATTGACACCCAGTCAAATCGAGATGTGTATAAATCGATTGTCGCTGGATTATTAGACAAGATGTCGTTTGCTTTTACTGTAAAAAGTCAAAGCTGGGATAGAAGTGGGGACATACCAAAGAGAGTCATTACCGAGATTGATCGTCTCTATGATGTCTCCGTGGTAGACCTACCTGCATATGAAGGAACTTCTATTGAAGCACTCGCACGTTCCTTAGAAATCGCGGACGCAGAACTAAGGGCATTGGATAATGTTAAAACCGAGCAACTTAAAGAAGTAATTCGCAAACGACTTAAATTAAAAACGAATATTTAGGAGGAATTCAGATGAATTTAGAAATTCGTAAAAAAGAAATTGCTGAACGCTTAAATGAAATTCGGGCGTTAGCAGAAAAAGAAGACAACCTCTCCGTATTAGAAAAACTCGAAAAAGAAACTGATGCGCTCCAAGAAGAACGAAACTTAATCGATAAGAAATTATCAATGAAGCGTAAATTCGATAGTGCTGCGATGTTTCAAATTCGTAGTGATGCTGAAGCAATCGAAAATATGGAGAAACGTGGCAAGGACTTAAAAGAAGGACGCACAGTGACTGTCACTTCAAGTAATGTCTTACTTCCTTCGCACACTAATGCTGAAATCGGTGCATACCCTTTCCGCGATGTATCCACACTCGTTGATAAAGTAAGAATCGTTAACTTAGAGGGTGGTGAGACTTATAAAAAGTCCTTCGTAAAATCAACAGATATGGCAGGACTTACTGCTGAAGGTGATCCTTACACTACCGCTGAACCGACATTCGGTTATGCGACGATTACGAAAGTAAAAGTGACAGCTTATGCTGAAATTACGGAAGAATTAGAAAAACTTCCAGCCTTACCTTACTCACAAGAAGTGTTAAGAGGAATCAATATTGCGCTCCGCAAAAAGATTTCACAACAAATTTTACGGGGTGCAGGCTCCACGAATACCTTCAAAGGTATCTTTGCTAATAATGTTGAAGCACTTGCCGATAACACCGATATCGAAATTAGCACAATCGATGACACGACACTTGATGAAATCATTTATGCCTATGGTGGCGATGAAGAAGTTGAGGGTGGAGCAGCGTTAATTTTAAGTAAGAACGACTTACGGGCATTTGCTAACCTTCGGACAACGGAAGGGCGTAAAGTTCATATTGTCGATTATAGTGCATCAACGATTGATGGCATTCCTTATGTCATTAATAGTAACTGTGGGTCTGTCGTTGATCCAAATACTGAGGCTGGTACTTACTGTATGGCTTATGGGGCATTAACAAATTACGAAGTCCCAGTTTTCTCGCCAGTTGAAATTGCTAAATCAACGGATTACAAATTCAAAGACGGGATTATCAGTTACAAAGCATCCGTCTTTACTGGCGGTAATGTTGTCGGCTATAAAGGTTTCTTACGCATTAAGAAAAAAGCCGCCACTGTTGGTGGATAAGATTTCCCCATCAACATTAAATTAAGGTCGAAACACGTAGGTCTGACGTCTCGTACTACATGACCTATCGTTGAAGCGGGTAGGGTTAATATCTAAAAAATAGGGAGGATATTGTGATGAGTGAAAACATGCTGGAGATAGTAAAAAAGGCTTTGCTAATCCCTGTAACCGAAAACTATGCCGATGAGGAATTGTTAATTCATATCGCCTCGTGCCGCCAGTTGCTGATAACGACTGGAGTTCCTCGTGAAGTCGCTGAATCTAATAGTGACCCATTGGTAAAAGCTCTTATTATCATATTTGTGAAGACTAACTTTGGCTTCAAAAGCGATGGTACGGTGAGAGAGTTGCCTAAGAGCTTTGATGTCTTACTCAGACAGTTATGCCTCGTGCCTCTAGCCTCTGAGGTTCATGGCGCTCCTCATGAGTGATAATCCTCGGATTTCCTTATGATTTCGTATCCTAATTCCTACAATACTTCTTTCATCCTATTCCGTGTTAAAACAGCTGTCGATAAACTTGGCAACAAGTCTTGGCGGTTGGTCGGCTCCAAGGAGGTGGGTGGAGTAATCAGCTCCATCTCCTCCAAGGAATATTATTCATCGATTCAAACAAAAGTTTTATTCGATTTTAAGGTAAGTATTCAGTCTTTTATTTATGACGGGAGCAAGTATGCTTACTTTCCCTACTACGGCAAAATCTATGAAATCAAAAGAATATATCTAAACGGACAATATATCGAACTTTATATGGCGGAAACACCACTTAAATGGGAGGAAATTATAAACGATGGAAATTGATAAAATGCCAGAAGCATTAAAGGAAAATATCCAAGAATACTCCGAAAATGTCATAAAACAAATTCATATAAGTCTTGATAAAACGGCTGATAAAATTATCGATTACATTCGTTCTAATGTTCCGCGCAGTGGTGGTCCTAATGCACTTGCCGATTCCTTTGTTAAAAAGGCATATGGCGAAGGAGCAAATCGTATGATTGTCATTTATTCAAAAACGAAAAGTGGACTCGTGCATTTAGTCGAGTTCGGTTTTAAGCATCGAAGCGGAAAAATAGTGGCAGCACGACCGTATTTAAGACCATCTTTCGAATCGCTTAGTCCCTTAATGCTTGAAGAAATTCGGCAAATTATAAAAGAGGGAGGTTAATGCGTGTATTTAGAAAAATTACGAAATACGCTCTTAAGCGTTGTCCCGAAAGTGTTCTACGCTACTAATGAGTACGATAATGAAGATAATGCTGAACCACCCTTTATCGTCTTTCAAGAAATTAGTAAAAGAGCTTCAGTATTCGCGGAAGATAAACCAGTGTTCTATATGAGCACTATTCAAATTACGCTTGTTACTAAGAAGAAGGATCCTGCGCTAGAAACTAAACTAAAGACGACCCTTCTTAAAAATGGCTATACGCCACAAAACCTATCCGAGTTTAGAAATGAGGATGGTTCAATTAATAAAATCTATGAAGTTAGATTGGAGGAAATTTAAACATGGCTAATAATAAAATTACTTACGGTTTACGTAATGTCCACTATTCAATTGCGACACAAGCAAGTAACGGAACATGGAGTTTTGCGACACCAGTAGCCTTACCAGGCGCTCAAGAATTCACAAGTGATATTGTTGGTGGTTCAACAGCGGTTTATGCTGACGACATTGTTATTGCAAACTTAGTGCAAAACGCAGGGAGAACTTTAACGCTTAAACTTACTGAAATTACAGAAGAGTTTAAAACGGATGTACTTGGGTATAAAAGGCTTGCTAACGGCAATCTTGTCGAAGTAGCAAATGCTAAACCAGTCACCTTTGCACTCGGGCTAGAATTCCAGGGTGATGCTAAAGCACGAAGAGCATGGTTCTATTTGTGTAATGTAACACCCATTAGTGAAGCGACAAAGTCAAAAACGGACTCTGCAGAAGCAAATGCTGTGACACTTAATATTACCGCTCGCCCAATTGAAGTCGGGGATCATTTAGTTACTAATAGTGTTGCTGCGCTTGGTGATAGTAACTATGCAAACTTCCTAACACTAGCGCCGACATTACCGGTTATTCCAGGAGAATAGACTATGGAGAAAGTAGTTACCCTTGGAGGGAAGGAGTTAAAACTTGCTTCCTCGCTTTTTACGATTATTTCTTATCGGCAAGTATTCGGCACAGAGCTTTTCACCGATATCAACACGCTTGATAAAGCCTTACAAAAGAATAAAGATGATGTTGGAAAATTCATCGATATTTTATTTCGAATTGTCTACATCTTACATAAACCTTTTACGAGTGATACCTATGACAAGTTTATGCAGGGGTTTGATTTTGCGGTTTTAAATAGAACTGAGGAATTAAATAATCTAGCAAATGTTATTGCGGAGTTACTCGGTTCAGTAAACAGTAAACAAGCGGGCAAAGTATCCCCGCGATAGTGTGCCAGGTTATCATAGTTTCACGGCAAATATCATTTATAACTTGGCGCAATTAGGAATTCCAATCCGTGATAGTGAGTTTTTTGACATTCAAACTTACCTCGAAATCGTCGAAATCCACAAGAATGTCTATGCAGGTGAGACACCTAGTCGACAAGCAACACAAGCGGATATCGATACATTTTTAGGTTAGGGGGAGTATAAAAATATGGCTGAAACAGTAAAAGGAATGAATATTAAGTTAGGTCTTGACACTACTGAACTTGAAGCCAATATTAAATCACTAAATGCTGGCCTTAAAGAACAGCAAAGAGACCTAGCAGTTATTAATAAAAACTTAAGGTATGATGCTGGGAATCTTGATTTATGGAAACAAAAGCAAGATAAACTAAATCAGACTCTAACCTTAACGAAACAAAAGTTAGAAGAACAAAATAAGCAATTAGAGAAGGCTAAAAAGGCTGTCGAAATCGGCGCCATGAGCGAGAAAGAGTTTAATAAACTTAACCGCTCAATAAAGTATACCGAGGCTGAAGTCGCAAACTTAAATTCGCAACTTGAAAAAACGGAAAGCAAGATTAAAAGTCTCTCTAGTATCAACACTGCTGCTATCGGTAAAATCGGTTCAGCATTAACTAAATACGTTACTGCTCCCGCTATTGCGGCTGGCTCGGCTTTGTCCGCTCTAGCACTTAGCACAGCAAAGACAGTTGATGATATTGCCGATACTGCCAAAAAACTAGGACTTTCAGTTGAAGCATTACAAGAGTGGCAATACACAGCTAAACTATTAGGCTCAACCACGATTGCAATGGATAAAGCCTTTATTAAGGTTAATACAATCCTCGGTAATATTGCTTCGGGGAATGCGGATAGAGCAAGAGAAGCACTCGCCCTTATCGGGTTAACGGTTGATGATATTGCTGGGCTTAATACGGAAGAGGCTTTTGAAGTTATTCGTAATGCACTAGCAAGCGTTGAGGATCAAGCAACGAGGACGGCAGCCGCGAATGCTTTCTTTGGCGAAAATATTGGTTCAGAGTTAGCGCCAGTATTAGAAGCGTCCGCTACTGAAATTAGTAAGTGGAAAGAAGAAGCAAGAGAGTTAGGAATTGTTACGAGTGAAGACGCTGAGATTGCTGGCTCTTTTAATGATGCGCTCGATTCACTAGCGTTAGCCACTAGGTCGCTAGCGATGAGTTTTGCAACACTCTTACTACCCGTCCTAGAAAAGATAGTGGTAGCATTACGAGATAAACTTATCCCGAGTGTACAAAAAGTACTTGATTGGTGGAAAAGTTTAAATAGTAGCGTTAAAGTTATAATTGGAGTAGTCGCGGGATTTCTAATTGCTCTTGGTCCTTCACTTGTTGTATTTTCAAAACTTGTCCCAATATTGACGAGTGTTAAAACGGCATTTACAGCAGTAAGTGGTGCGGTTAAGGTGGCAGGACTAGCGGTTAAATTTTCAACACTTGGATGGGCGGCGCTTATTGCAGTAATCGCTGTAGTATTACTACAAAATGAAAAGTT